TGCCCGAAGACGCTGACCTGATGACTGAGATCGTAGCCAATCTGATCATGGCCGGGCACTGTGCCCTGATCCACTGTGAGGCGGGGCGCGGGCGCAGCGTGTGGTTCAGCGCGCGGGTGCTGGCGGTGGTCAACAGCCTGTCTGGCGCACAGGCTCTGGAACTGACCAAGTTTGCATGCCCCAGCTACAAGCTTAATCCACCACTGATCAATGATTTGATGAGGTTCAGAAGTGAATGAGTTGATAGTTGCCGGTGAACGCGAGCAGGTGTACCTTGGTGACGGGCTCTACGCCAGCTTTGACGGCTACCAGATATGGCTGCGCACGTCAGATGGCCGCAGCGTCACCAACAGCATAGCGCTTGAGCCTCAGGTGATGAAGGCGCTGAACGACTATGCCGCAAAGGTATTCCATAAATGAGCGTCATCCCTGAAAAGCTGCGACAAGCCTACCATAACGACCTGACCGACGTGCCGCTCCTGCTCGACGCGGCTGAGGAGATCGAGCAGTTGCAGACAGAGATAGAGCGGCTGAAGGAGACCAACCAGAAGCAGTACGACAAGGGCTACGCCCACGGGCTTGGGTTCGCGAAGCTGGAACGCAAAGCCAAAGGAAAGGCTCTGGCAAAATTTGTGATGACCGGGCGGGAGGGGGGATTGATGGCCTTTGACCCGGCTGACACTGACGTACCAACGGATTGACCATGGCCATAGTTCTGATCAGAGGCACAGGCGGCAGCGGCAAGACCTACATTGCTGAACGCGTGATCAACGCCATGGGCGGGCTGTACAAGGCCATGCCATTTGCGCTGGGGCCCGCCAACAAGCTGGGCATCCGCAAGACCGGGGGATACCGCTGGCTGTCTCCCCCGGTTACGGTGATGGGCCGCTACGAGACCCAGTGCGGCGGCTGTGACACCATAGGTGGCTGGTCGGGCGGGCCTGATGAGGTGTGCGCCAAGATCAGCGCTGAGGCGGCAGCGGGCCAGTCTGTGCTGTGGGAAGGCATTGCCGTCAGCCGCTACGGCCAGCAACGGTTGCTAGCCATGGGACCAGACTTGACAGTCATTCAATTGGACACCAGTCTTGATGAATGTGTGCGGTCAATCCAAGCAAGGCGTGCGGCCAAGGGCAACACCAAGCCGCTTGACCTGTACCATACCGAGCGTAAGCATAAGGCACTGTTCACCACCAGCCGCAGCAATCAGGCGGCGGGCATCAAGGTTGAGACACACAGCCGTGAGACGGCGCTGCCGCGTGTCAAGGAGTTGCTGGGGCTATGAGCCGCCGCGTTGAACAGGCTGAGGCAGAAATCCATGCATTCTTTGATGCGGCGGTGGTTCGTATTGAGAAGTACCGAGAGTTTGCTGCGTTCGTGAAAGGTGCACCGGTCAGCAGCGGTGTCTGTTGCTGCGGCGTAGACATGGCTGATGAGCAAGATCACGAGGGCCACACGCCGGTAGACCAGTGGCATTACTCACTGTCACAATGGCTAAAGGAGTTAAAGCAGGTAGACCCATCAGGGGAGGGTTTCATTGAGGGCGAGCGGCCAGCCCGATAACGGAAAGTCACCTCCCTACCTCCCCACCGGGTTACGCATCCCCGGTACTACTAGAGGGGTCAAGGTGACACGGCTAGGAAAGTGCATACCCCATAAATACGAAGCATGTATGCAAGCCCGGTGACAGGGGGATTTCCCTCAAGGGTCCTTTGCCCCCTGTCACCACTTTTTTGAGGAGATTTACTTGTTCACCATTCATGCCGCCAACGTCAACTACGCGTGGGCTGAAGCCGTCAACCTGATCAGACGGCATGGCGTGCCTGAAGACAGCCGCGCAGGCACGGTTCTGGTGCTGCCGGGCCCGGTGACCACTATCTATGACAACCCGCGTCAGCGGGTGCTGTTTGACCCGGTGCGTAACGCCAACCCGGCATTCCACCTGCATGAGGCGCTATGGATGCTGGCCGGGCGCAATGACGCCACGTGGCTTGACCAGTTTGTCAGTGATTTCAGCCAGCGCTTTGCTGAGCCTGACGGCCACCAGCACGGGGCCTATGGCTACCGGTGGCGCAACCAATTTATTGACCCCAGCGGCAATGATGTAGACCAGCTTGACGTGGTGGTTGACATGCTGGCGCGTGACCCCGGCACGCGACAGGCGGTGATCCAGATGTGGGACGCCGAGCAAGACCTTGACCAACCGCACCTGAAGGACAAGCCCTGCAACACCCACATCTACCTGCGCCTGCGCTCAGGCATGGAGCTTGACATGGCGGTGTGCTGCCGCAGCAATGACATCGTGTGGGGCTGCTACGGGGCCAATGCCGTGCACTTCAGCATCTTGCAGGAGTATCTGGCGGCGCGACTGGGCGTGCCCATGGGGCGGCTGACGCAGTTCAGCTTCAACTGGCACATGTACGGCAGCACCGGACATCTGGCGGACCCTGTGGGGGCACAGGCGGGCATCATGAACGGTTACCCCGGCACCACGCAGCTGGTGGCTGACCCCACCAGCTTTGACCGTGAGGTGCGCGCCTACGTGGATGACCCCGAATTCAGTCAGGTGGATGACTTCAAGAACACGTTTCTGAGCCGCACGGCCTACCCCCTGTACATGGCCAACATGGAGCGCCGAGCAGGCAACACCAACACGTCAGCCATGGCGTGGGCCAGAAGCATCCACGCGCCTGACTGGCGCATGGCCACCATGGCGTGGCTGGATAGGAAGGCTAAAGTAAGGGAAAACGCATGAGGGTAATGAGTAACGTCAAGACACGAGCAGGGCTGTATTGGGACCGCGACTGGCGGCTCGTCCCCGCCAAGCTGCTGGTGGGCGCTGAGGCGCAGGCATGGTTTGCCGCGCACGGTAGGACCGGATGGTTCACCAAGGCCAATGAAAAGCGCATGCTGGAACTGGTGGGTGACCGCATGCCTGAGGTGCTGTCTGACATACGCAAGGAGTATGACGGCAATCAATCAGTGGGCGGCCTGCTGGCCCGGCGCGGGTCACACTGCGTGACGCCAGATTGTTACCCCTATGGCTATGATGAACTGCGGCGCTTCCTTGATGAACAGATATTCAGCCCCACCGTCAATGCCGTGCACGGTACCGAAACGCTGACCTACATCAGGCTGATGCAGCTACAGCAGGAGCGCACGCGCATCCTGTTCAAAGACAAGCTGGGCGTCTACCTCAGATGGAACGTTGAGAGCCCCAACTACATCTACGTGGGCATGTCAAAAGACATGGATGCGCGCCAGAGCGGCCACACCAACCAGCCGTACTTTCTGTTCACGGCATTTGCCACGGCCACGTTGAAGGATGCCGCCATCATTGAGAAGGCTGCGCACACCTACCTGCGTGAGGTGGGTGTTGACGTGCAGGAGTTTGGGCGCGGTGTCTTCAGGCTGCCGCCCGGCTGCAATGCACTGCGGCTGGTTGAGGCATTTCTGATGCACGGCTACAGCGGCTGGTTCAAGAGCATTGGCACAGGCACCGTGACATGAAATGGTGGCGACGCTGGCATGAGTGGCAGCTTGAGCGCTGGCGCATGCGCATGGCCATGGAAATCATGTACCAGAACGCTTATCTGTCACGTGAGGACGGTTACCGTTACCCACGCTGTGACGTAGATGGTAACAAAGATGAGTGTGGAATATGACCAACAATACGACGTTGGTTATGACATAGGTTATACGATAGGTTTTGACGGGTACTCCGGCACAGGAAGACCGTATGTACCTAAAGGAGTAACAAGCAAAGCTGCGCTTGCAGGCTTTTTTACCGGCTATACAGACGGATTTAAGGATGGTTATCTGGCCGGTCTGCAACAGGCGCTGCGTGAGTACCATCAAACAGGAGAAATAACTAGATGAGCATCTTCCGCACGGTCAGAAAGATCGTTGACTGTTCTGTTTGCCACGGCAGCGGGCGCGTCTACAGCACGCCCAGCGCTGACGCTGAGCGTGAGTGTGAGGTGTGCGGCGGCACCGGGCGCGTTGAAGTGACCGTGCGCGCCAGCGCGGCCAGCGTGGCGCGGGCCACTGACGCCATAGCCCATACGCCACTGCCGCAGGCGGAGCGCAAGGCAGCCAAGGCGCGGCTGCGTGAGGTTGATGATGATGACGCCGCACCGCGCGGCAAAGCTAAGCAAGGGAAGGCAGGAAAGGGTTATGTTGACGAAGACGAGTGAGCGTACAGTGAGTGACGGTGTAACGGACAACGTGGCCTTTGCTGGCCGCGTCAAGCGCTACCATACGTGGCCGACCATCCAGAACCAGACCGTGGGCGAGCATTGCTGGCAGGTGGCGCTGGTCTACCAGCAGATTTGGGGTGAACTCAGCAGCCCGGTTGAGCGGTTCATCAGGCTGCACGACGCGGCTGAACTGGTGACGGGTGACATTCCATTCCCTACCAAGAGCAAGAACCCTGACCTGAAGACGGCCATTGAGGCGGTTGAGTTCAAGGCGCTTGAGGCCATGGACCTGTATGTGCCCGTGCTGCACCCTGACGTGAAGCGACGCATCAAGATTTGCGACCTGTTTGAAATGATGCTGTTCGGCATGGTTGAGCGGCAGCTGGGCAACCTGTTGGCCGAGCCCATCATACTGCGCACCCGGCAGGCGGCCCTCAAGCTGGTCAATGAAATTGAGGCTGAAGGTGAGCGCAACCGAGTGTATGCTTGGGCTGAACAACAAGAGGACCGCCACGCAGCTGTGCTGGCGCAACTATACAAGGAGAACTAATGTTGGATAAAGTAACCGAAATATTGAACCAGCGCCAATCTGTGCACGGCGAGTTTGCTGAGAACAGCCGGGCAACGTGGATGATCATGCGTGCCTTGCAGCATGAGCGCAACTGGTCCACCCTGAGCGATCAGCACCGGCATGCCCTGTACATGGTGGCGCACAAGATGGCGCGCATTGTCTGCGGTGATGCGGCCGAGCCTGATCATTGGGACGACATTGCCGGTTACGCCAAGCTGGTGGCTGACCGCCTGCGCAAGCCGGTGACGCCCTACGATGGCTCTGATGTCTACAGCGCGCTGGCGGTGGCGTGGCACATAACCCGTGACGAGGCCAAGGCACGTGTGCAACAGATCATGCGTGACCAGAGCCAGCGGTCAGAGGCCGCCGCTACCATGGCTAGGGAGCTCAACAGCGGGCGGCAGGGCATTGGGCGCACTCAGACACTGCCCAAGGCCGTAAACGCCCCTGAGCCGCCCCAGCGG